GCCGATGTGTCAGCCGCCTTTGCAGAATCAGCCGCCGCCGTAGCAGAAGCCGCTGCGTTATCCTCGCTGGTCTTTGCCGCCGTAGCACTCGCCGCCGCGTCTGTCGCCGCCTTCTGCGCCGCTTCGGTGTTAATGGCAACAGTATCGGCCTTGTCTGCCGCTTCCTGCGCCCGGTCCGCCGCCGCTTCGACCTTGTCAACGTAAGAGATCAGGGCTGTTCCCTCAGAAGTGCTTTCAATCATTCCCTCCTGGATTTCAGCCTTGTCTACGATGTAGGGGAACTTCCCCGTTGTGGCCTGTCCTGCTCCATTAACAATCTGTACCTCCGGCGTGAAGTCTCCAGCAACCGCCGCCATCTGAGCCGTGATTGTAAATGTGGCGATGTTTCCGTCAACAGAATCTGCCTTGTTAAGAACGAAAGTTCCGTCCTTCTTATTGAGTGCAATATTGACCTGTGCTCCGTCCGGGACCGTATACGGCTGTCCATCTGCAAGCAGTTCCACGGCCAGCGTGGGAAGGGTCCGGTCTCCCTGTACGATGTGGACGGGTTCGGAAATTACCCGGCGGGTAAAATCGACCGACGTATTATGAATTATTCCTGTTGAAGTATAGTCCGCCATCTCTTCCTCCTTATATTAGCGCTACTTGTACGTTAGTTCCTGTAGTTGACATTTGAGTTACAATCCCGTCGTTATTGCTGCTTAACTGTACTCTAACAAGGGTTGCCTTCCCAGAAGAGGTATTGCCGCCAAGCATATACAGGTCAACATTTCCGCTAGTTCCGTTGCCGGATTGAATATAATCATTTGGAATGTCGCTCTTGTAGGCCAGGTCCGGCACATTCTGAAGATTGTCCCAATCAAGACTTCCGTCGAAAGTGTTTGCTGTGACGCTGTTCATCCCATCAAGGCTGTTGTTATTACCGTGTATCGCGGCCCCGAAATATCCTTCGCCGTTTTCCGTGTAGAAGACGTCCGTACCCTCTGACCCGAGCGAGGCCCTGTTGCCGTTCGTAGCATTGAGAGCAACGCCCTTGTCGTTCGTGGTAAGTTCGGCCTGCTTCTCGTCTCCAGTATAATTTCCATCCTTATCCTGCTGATAATCACCGCGATAGAACTCGAGCGAACCGGAGTCCAATTTCATTCGAGTGCTCTTACTCTTATCCGTTTCGTCTTTCATGGACTCGTATTCTGAGCCGATAATCTTCCCTGTAGAAACAGTCAGATTCGAAAATGTAGCCGCACCGCTTTTGCTAATATTCGCTACATTTACTTTCGTTGTAGGGTCAATATCTCCTATATGGAGTTCTCCGCCGAAGTAAGCCGTACCATCTGGATACATTTCCACGGGGTAATGCATAGTCCCGTCAGGAAATTCCACAGTCTGTTCACCCATCAAGATTTCTACTGCCTGAAGAATTCCAGTTAGAATCATGGACGCATTGATTTTTCCATCCATGGTCATAGCAAGATCATAATCTCCACTGTAACCTGTAGAACTATGTCCTAGCCCTCCGAGATTCCACCTCCATACATTCTTTGCAGTCTTAATATCATCTGTATCCATGATCAGGATTTCATTCGGATTATTAGGCGATTTTGTAGCATTATTCCATACAATAACATGACCGCCTAATACCCCCTGAATGAGTTTTCCTGCGTGGGCAATGGCATTCTCAAGAAACGATGATGTAGGCGCCTTCTCTGCCGTTTCAATAGCATTTGAGACGGTCTGTGCGAGGGTAGATTTTGCATCACCTATCTCAACTGAATTATATTTGTCAGTGAGAGTGTTGTAAACAGTTTTTATAACTTTAGCCTTTGCATCCACACCTATAGAAGGGAATGCAACATAGACTGTATCGCAAAGATGTACCTGTTCCAATGCTTTAAGTTCTGCATCCTGTGCTAAATCTACGAATGATACATTTAGGCTGATTTTTGGTTTACCAATATCATTATCTTTAATATATCGTTCTGCTCTTGTCCTAAGTTGTTCTTCTGTAGGTTTTTCCTGCCAATCAGAAGAAAAATCTACAGTAAGAATATTTTCATAAGGGAAATTACCGTCTGCCTTTACAACCTTCTCAGATAGGAACATTACTCCTTGATCATCATTATACCAATAAGGGCAAATACCCGTATACATTGAGGCAATATTTTCATCCTGCTCAAGTGATGTAATATTCTTTCCATATCGAAGTGAAACGCCGAAATCGCTCCCTCTATTCGTATAAAGTTTGACAGAATAGCCCTCAAACTTATATTCTCCCTTTCCATATACATCAAGGATAGAACCTGCAGTACCACTCAGCATGGATCTGATATTAGCAGGTTTAGAAAGTGTATATTTGCTTGCTACATCTTTATCTGTCCAAAATATGAAAGGACAATCTATTGCGGCATATTCACCTAAACCTGTTATAGCTTCAGCACAGCTATTAGCAGTAAATGGCAAAACAGGAATTCCTGCAAGATCATAAGAGATATGCTGTGCATAAATCTTAGTAACTTTGTTAATAGGTTTTGTTATACGATAAATACGAAAAGGTTCAGGAGCATCAAATGGATTTGGCTTGCAGTAGATAATACGCCCAGTCTTTAATTCAGAGTAATTGTACCCATTTACAGGATAAGATGCTTCTACTTCATAAGGACCGTTTACTTCTTCTGATACATCACAAGACATAAAATCAGGAAGTGCACCTAATCCATTTGTATTGAATTCCTTTTCTGTTTTATCATAAAGAAGAATCATAATGTCCACCAGTTAGGAATAATAGAAACACCTGTAACTCCATCGGTATATTGAATAATGTTATTTCCTGCTTTCAGTTTTGGAAATTCAGGAATTTTTACATCTGCATTCCTAGATACTCCATCAAGATAGCAATTCATTTTCTCACAATCTATGGTTATTATATCACTAATTTTGTTGATTTGACATACTGTATCATTGATAAGTAGATTTCCACTTCCTGTTCCTGTTACAGTGATAATAGGTAGAGCATCATATTTTGTAGGATTTCTTAATATACCACGATTATTAATGACATATGAACGTTCACCGCTCTTTAAAAAACGTCTGGGATCTGCATCAAAACTGATTTCAATTCCGCCAACGAGATTTAGAACATTTGTAAGAGAAGTTCCTCCAATATAATGGGCAAGCCTATACACATCAGGATCATTGCTTTCTTCTAAACGTTTATACCCATTTCCTGTCAAAAGCCATCCTTCAAGAGTAGCTGTTAATTCAGGAATTCCCTGTTTTGTATTTGCTGCCCATATACTGTAGGAAATTGTGACATTCTCGTAAGCGTCTTCTTCAAGTATAATGTCACCATTTCTACCTGATACACTAGTGGAAGTTATCTTTCTTTTTGGAATAGGAATTTTATGTTCTCTTTCTATTTTAAGTCCTAAATCATTAGAACTTACTCCATCATACACCAGCGTAACCATAAGCCCGTCTTCCTCTCAAAACATCAGTATTGATAATATCTGCAACGGTATGGGCAATCTCATTCGCATCCTGTCCCTCAGCACCATAAATGTTAAACACGAAAGAACCACCTAAAAGTCCATTTCCTGTTTTTGAACCATTAATATTAAGTTCTGATTGACCAGGCAATGCACTTGAAAAATCAAATGCTTTATTGACTTTATTTTTTACCATAGCAGCATTATCTTCTACACCTTGTGCAAAGAGATGCATCATATCTGGAGCAAAAGTGTGGAAATTATAGAGCGGAGATGTAGGATCCGTAGGCTCCGAGAAACCTATGAGTCCCCGGATTTTATTGCCTACAGAGCGAACGGCGTTTCCTACTGCTCCTATCATGGATTTGATTCCGTTAACAAAGTTCGAAATCATATCTTTGCCCCAGCGGAGAGCCTGACTAGGCAGGTCTTTAAAGAAATTCACTACAGTACTGATGATTCCTTTTATCGCACTTCGGACATTCCCGGCCATATTTGAAACGCCACTTGCGAACTTTTGAATCATGTCCTTTCCCCAATTGAGCATTTCTTTTGGCAAGTGCTTGATGCCATTGATTATTGCCTTGCCGACTTTAGCCATCGCTTTACCAACATGTCCGATTTGTCCAACGAGACCCTTGCCGAGACTGTCCACTATTTGTACACCTGCATTTAGCAATAATGGTAATAATTCAACGATGGCCCCTACAAGGTTGCTTATAATCTGTGGTACCGCCTTAATCAGAATAGGAATAGCTTGTATCAGTCCCTCAGCTATAGCAATCATAATTTGAACCGCCGCCATGATTAACTGTACCAATGTGTCGGGTTCTGTTAGTATTTCAACTATCTTAGTTATTGTTTCTACGATAGCTGGGATTAATTTTGGCAGTGCATCTACTAAGCCTTGCGCTAACGTTGTTATAAGCATTATAGCGGCCTCGACTATCTTAGGCAAGTTTTCTATCAAGCCTGTTACTAACTCCATGATAATAGGCACAGCGGCCTTAATCAAGGCAGGTAGATTATCTATAATCGCCGTTGCTAAAGTCTCAATAATCTTTCCGCCTACTTCCATAATTTTAGGCAATTTACTTGAAATTTCATCAACTGCCTTTGTTATACCATCAGATAACTTATCAAGTCCTTCGTCATAATTCCCAGAAAAAATATCTGTTAATCCATTCATAACGGTTGTTAATGATGGCATAAAATCGGCTAATAAGTTTCTTTTTAGGCTCTCAAATCCTGTTTGCATATCCTGCAAGCTGTCTTGGTATGCCGCCGCCGCTTTAACAGCCTCATCTGACATTACGCCGCCTAATTCATGGACTTTCTGGCGCATTGCCTCAGTGTCTTCTGCTGATGTATTCAAAAGTGCACCTAATTCTTTTGCAGAACCTCCTAATAACTCGCTTGCTAAAGCTGTACGCTCTGCACCTTCGCCCATGTTTTGCAATCCTGTAATAGTTGCACTAAAAAGTTCTTCGGTAGACATATTAGCTAACTGTTCCTGTGATATGCCTAACGCCTCAAATTTTTCCGCACTATTTACAGCATTTTTTTGCAGGGTTTGCATTCCACGGCTCATGCTGTCAATGGATGTGCCACTGTGTTGCATAATAGCATCCCATTCTTGATATGCCTGCGCTGATATACCCATTTTTTGCGACATCTTATCAATGTTATCGCCATATTCTGCAACTTTGCCTGTGCTTTTGACAAACATTGTCATTGCTGTTGCCGTTGCTGTACCAACAGCGGCGAATCCTGCAACAGCGACCTTTCCGACTTTGGCAAAGGTGTTTCCGATTTTGTTTCCTGAAGATTCCGCTTTCCCTTCCGCCTGGTTTAAACCGTCTTCATAGTTCTTTTTATCAAGAGTCAGACTCGCTGCTAGGTCGAATACGTTCATCTTTTTCCTCCTTTCCTAAATTATTTACGCCATTCTGAATTCTGCTAATTATATCTTCAGCTGATTCAGAAGGTTTTAATGTTTCTCTGAAGTCATCAGCGATAGAATCAAGATATCTTCTATCAAGACGGCCGATAACTCTTAAGCTGTCTGTAACGTAAATGCGGTACGCAAGATTTCTCTGTTCAGTTTTGAACCGAGCAATCGCGTACCGCATAAAACATTTGACACTCTTTACTCCGTAATATTCTCCGAGGCAGAGACAGAAGACGCGTCTTCCTTCAGCTGTCCCTGCGAACGAAAAAGGTCCATCAACTCTTCATCCTCAAGGAGATCCATGACCATTTTAGGAAGGGCTAACAGTGATGGATTATATGTCTCAGGATCTTCCTGATTAAGCAATGCCAAAATTGTTAGAATAGATTTAGCATGATTTTTAAGAATAGTCGTTGCAATAACAAGCTTTGGTTTGCCCGACTCAACTGCCGACGATACTTTTGGATCAGCCATAATCTCTGTTGCAGGAGTTAACATATCTCCCAGCAATTCAATTGCGGCTTCGCCTCTAATCTCAGATAGTTTCATAATTTAAGCTCCTGTGCCTGTGCTTTCTGGTTCAGGGTCAATCGAATAAAATTCTATCGGCACCTGCTCCTGATTTTTAAGTGACGGATGACCTGTATATTCTAGTGGAACTGTACCCTTGCCATTCTTGGTTGTCTTTAGTGAAAAGCCTCCAGTTGAAAGAGCATTGATAACTCTACAAGCAACGAATCCACCGTTTGCTTTATCTCCTACCCACCAAAGATCTTTAAAGTCTTCATCTTTGAGAGTCATTCTTGGAACAACTTTTGTTCCATCAACAATGTCTGCTGCACCCAGAGCATCTCTGATCAACTCTGGTGAAGTACCGAGACCCGTTGTCGAGAGCTTAACTTCCCAACCATCAAGATGCTTTCCTTCTTTCACATTGACTGGTGCATTGTCTATATCTTCAAAAAAATCTGAATATTTAGCTACGCATGATGGATTTACTCCACCCGTCGTAGCACACACAATATCTGAATCCTGAATAGTTGGATTTGCTGGATTAAAATGTTTGAGAAGAATTCCAGCATCCATCTGCAATTCGTTGAACGTATTTTCAGGAATCTTAGTAAATTTGCCTGCCATGCATTTCTCCTTTCTTTAATACTCGCAAAGAAATTCTGCGAGAATGTTCATATATATTCTTTTAATTGCTCGATCTTCATCAATAGCTACTCGCTGAGCAAATGGAGTTCCACCAGTTAAATAAATATAGCCTTTATCAAACTTGATCATTTCATATCCATTTTCCTTAATCCGTTTAGCTATTTCTTCAGATTTTAAAGTGGCATCTTTCCAAGAATTTGATCGATAATAAATGTTGAGTGAAATAGGTACGATATTTCCAAGGCTGTCAGTTGCCATAGAATACGTCATGTAAGGAAAATCAGCTGAATCTGGAACGGTAGTTTCATCATAAGCTGGAATTCCAAATGAATTCCAAAAAGTATGCAATGCCTGTACTTTATTCATTTGGTAACCTCCATTCTTCAGCTGTCACCTGTCTCATATTGATGCTTGCACTATCAGGTGTAGCTACATCATCTCCATCACTTTTAACTCTGAAAGTCTTTCCATCTTTTTCGCGTCTTACTAAATTATGATACTCAAGATGAATATTTTTCTTAGTAGTGATAGTATAGACTGCAGTTACTCCATCATGCTGAGCGATTCGTGCTTCGATCGATGAATCTTTTCTTATAGCAGCATCAAATGAAGGACCATCTACGTATGTAGTACTAATTCCGCCATAACCATCATCAATGTGTTTTGCATCGATCAGTGTACAAGCTGTCATCATTTCATTTAATAGACTCATACCTTCTTATACCTACTCAATCTCTTAGCAAACACATCTCTCCAAGTTACCATACCACCTGTTGAGCTAGTAGCTTTAGAATAAGAATAACCTCCAAATGACTCTGACTGATAAGGTGAAGCCAATGAAGTTGCATTTTCATTTTCCCAGTTACTGATCTCTGTGACCATGTCAAGAATATAAGGTGGAACTGACATTATTACGATCGCACCATCAAAAACTTCATCTTTCAATTCAAGAGCTGATGAGAATTTATAGATACCGTCATTGAATGCAGATCCAATGATCCTAAAATAACGATCATCTTCTAGATCTACACCTACCACTTTGCCATCTTCAATTTTAATTTCTCCGATGAAGCGGCATGCTTCAAAATTATTATGAAGATAATCGCAAAGATCTAACAGCGTCATATTTTACTCCTTATTCTTTGAAGCGCGCTTCTTTTTCGTAAAATCTTCAACTTCCTCAATAAGAGGTGTTCCCTGTCTATTGTCTGATCCCGAAAGTTCTTTAATTCTTGCAAGTGATGGTTTTAAGCCGAGGCGGGGATATTCGTCCCCAGCCTCGTACTTATAATTGCCATCCTGCAAATCTGTAAAAAGCTTGATTACTTTATACATCTGCAGTCCTTTCTACTTATGCTCCAGTATTTGCGCTAATTGTAACAATTGCAATCGCATCAAGATACTCTGCCCAGAGCTTCATGCCCATAAGTGCGAACGATTCACCTACCGCATGACTATAATCACCATTTGCATGGAATCCGATGAGGTTTGTGTCGCCATCAACGGTATAGTTAAGGCCAAGAGCTGCAAAATCTGCATTTCCGGGATTTACATAGTAAAGAACGATGTTTTCAACCGGTGTAGCGACAACCTTTCCTGCCGGAATTTCAGACGAGATGATCATTGTTTCTGCGCCCATGAAATTCTTTACGTAATCAATACCGAAAGATGACTGAACCGTAAGCTCGGCTGCTCCGAGATAGCGATAAGCATCAAGAGTGTTTACAAATACAACGATCTTAGTGCTATCACGATGCATCTTCTTAAACTTATCTTTTACCTTACCGATTGCCATTGCGACAGCCATCTGAAACGTA